AAAAAGAGTGGTATAAAATATACCATTGCTTATTATAAAGCTGTAAAGCTTCACATAACAAGGTATATGTGTGGTCAACCTTTGATGGTTAACACTGGTATTAGGATTAAATTAACTAAAGGTTTCCCTTCACGTTTTCTATATTTAAAGGATTTATTAGATCATAATACAAGTATTAGAATTTTATTAACTCTACTTACTTGGACTAGATCTGTTAAACCTACTAAATTGGAAAACAAAAAGTTAAAAGTTGATTATTCTACTATAACTGCTCCAAATAAAGGTAAAAGAATTATTATTCCTATATCTTTTATTGAAGAGTTTGTTAGAAAGAATGATCTTCAATTGCAACCACCTGTATATTCTAAAGATTCCTTTTACTTATCATCGAAAGCTAGTCCTAACGGACCAGCAACGTATGGAAGTAATTGGGCTCCTAGAATACTTACTGATGACCAATGAAATTACATTAAAAATATCATTAATAAAGAGTTTGCACCAACTTTACAATCTTTTGTAAGTTATGCTAAGTCTTCATTTACTGAATATCTTTATAATGTTAATGACATTCGTTGTCAGTATACAGGGAAGTTGGCTGTAATTAAAGATCCTGAGTTAAAGTTAAGAGTCATTGCTATGATAGATTATCTTAGTCAATGTATTCTTAAACCTATTCATAATGGTTTACTTTCTAATTTAAGAAAATTACCATGTGATAGAACTTATACTCAAGATCCTTTTAACCAATGAAGTGAAAGTTCAATTAATGAACCCTTCTATAGTCTAGATCTATCTGCAGCTACTGATAGATTCCCTGTTGGTTTACAAGCTAAATTTCTTTCTTTGATATTTATTAAAAATACTAAAAAAAGGAAAAATAGCTCCTTTGCCAATAACTGAAATAAACTTTTAACAAAAAGAATTTTCGTTACTGATGAAGGATCTGAATTAAGATATTCAGTTGGACAACCAATGGGGGCTTACAGTAGTTGGGCAGCCTTTACTATTACCCATCATCTTGTAGTTGCTTTTGCCGCTCATAGAGTCGGTTTAAGTGATTTTCACGATTATATAATTCTTGGTGACGATATTGTTATTAAAAATAATAAAGTTGCCAAAGAGTATATAAAAGTGATGACAAGATTAGGGGTTGATATCTCTATGCATAAAACACATGTATCTAAAGATACGTATGAATTTGCAAAAAGATGAATCAAAAATGGTAAAGAAGTCACAGGTATACCTTTGAAAGGGATTCTCTTAAATTTTAAACATCCTAAGTTAGTTTACTTAGAATTATTTAATTATTTTAGGAAATTACCAATTAATTCTATATCTGTCTTAGATTTAGTTTGTAAATTGTACCAAGGTCTTCCATGGAGAAATCGAATTAAATCGTTTTCTTCTATGAAAAGATACTTGTATGATTTTAACCATACTATACGTTATACCTTTGGTTTATGTACATATGATGAACTTCGTTCATTTATAGTCCATAAATTTAAAGATAATAATAGTATAGTTCCTAGTGAACAATATGTCCCTGAATTTCTTCAGGGCTTATTCAGATTAGGAATGGTTAAGGAGGCTTATGATTCTTATAATAGTTTATTAACTACTATGAGTCAACTTCAAAATGTCTATAAAGAGGCATCATTATATACTAACTTCCAGG